GGCGATATGTACTTCGCTGACATCAACCGCTGCAACTACTTCGCTTCCCAAATATCCAAGAGATACGGCAATTACAGTTATTCTGCCTTCGTAGACCCGAAGGACAGAGTGACTGCCTATTGCGTTCCCAAATACATCAACCCCAAAAAAGTGGAGGTCTACTGATGATTGACCCAGTGTCGGCCTTTGCTGCCGTGTCTGCGGGACATTCTGCAATTATGAAAGCCGTCCAAATGGGCAAGGATTTGTCTTCTCTAAGTAACGCCGTATCGCGCTATGCCCAAGGAGAAGCCGAACTACAGTTTGGCGCATCACGAAAGAAAAAATCTAAATTTTCATTTGCTGAAGACTCCGCAATAGAGAAGCATTTTCGCAAAGAAAAGCTAGATGATATGCGTAAAGAATTACGGTCTATCTTCCAGATTTATGGAAAACCAGGTCAGTGGGAGCGTCTTCAAGCTGAGATAGCTGCTGAGAGAGCCAGAATCCAAAAACAACTACAGCTAGAGGCCTTGCGTAGAGAACGCATCCAAGCTGCCATCGTAATTTTCTTAATATTAGGAGTTGGTGGCGGCGGGATGGTCTTGTGGATATCGTGGCTCAAAGGATGGATTTAGATGATTAACATATTACTACAGTCAGTTCTTGGAATAGCAGGTAATGCAGTCCAAGGCTACATGGACACTAAGAAAGCTAAAGCTAAACAGAAGCTAGTCCAGATTGAGGCTGAGACAACCATAATAGAAAAACAGATATCAGGTGAAATTGATTGGGACTTAGCAGCCCAAAAAAATTCACAAGGAAGCTGGAAAGACGAATACCTCACCATTTTGTTCAGTATCCCGCTTTTACTGTGCTTCTTGCCCTTCACCGTAGAATATGTGGAGAGAGGCTTTGAAGCTCTTGCTTTGACCCCCGATTGGTACAAGTACACCCTTGGCGTAATCGTAAGCGCATCTTTTGGAATCAAGGCAGCCACAGGCATGTTTGGTAAAAAATGAGCAAGTGGGACATGCACAACAGAACCACTCAAGAACAAGGCAAAAGAAACAGAATGGAAAAATTAGTTGACCAACTCATTAGACATGAATCGCTGGAGCTAAAGCCATATAAATGCACGTCAGACAAGCTAACAATCGGTATTGGAAGAAATCTGGAAGACGTAGGCATCAGCGAAGAAGAAGCGAAAATCCTACTAATGAACGACCTAGCCAGAGTGGACGCACAGCTAGAGAAGATGATGCCGTGGTCATCACAGCTAGACACGGTGAGATACGAAGGATTAATGAACTTCGTCTTCAACGTAGGTATCGGAACAGCCTTAAAGTTCGTAAACGCAATGGGTCAGCTAAAGGACGGAAACTACGATATGGCAGCAACAGAGCTGCTTGACAGTCGCTGGGCTAAACAAGTAGGCCAACGCGCTGTGGAAGTCGCTGAGCAAATCCGTACAGGAGAGTACCAATGAGCAGAGAAATCCTAGACTCCCTGCATGATGCAGTAAGCCAAGAGCTACTTGCTCGTGTTCGTACTGGCGAAGCTACAGCCTCAGAGCTATCCGTAGCTGTCAAGTTTCTCAAAGACAACGGAGCCAGCCTAGACGTTATAACTGCTGAGTCTCCTCTGGGTAACCTCCTGGAGAGCCTGCCGTTTGAGGCAGTAGCAAACTAGATGCAGGTTCCTGCCCAGTTGCAGGACTTCAGAAACTTTCTCTTCTTGGTGTGGAAACACCTTGGCCTCCCAGAACCCACCCCCATTCAGTACGACATTGCAGAGTACCTGCAGAGTAGTCCTAAACGAGCCATCATTGAGGCTTTTCGTGGGGTGGGTAAAAGCTACATTACGGCAGCCTATGTCGTACACCAGCTTCTCCTAGACCCAGAGCTAAAGTTTCTTGTCGTATCTGCATCGAAGTCCCGTGCTGATGACTTCTCCACCTTTACCCAACGGATTATCCTAGAGCTACCCATATGTCAGCACCTAGTAGCCAAGGATACCCAACGATGGTCAAAGATTGCCTTTGACGTAGCCCCTGCTAAAGCAGCAGGTAGTCCATCAGTAAAGTCTGTGGGCGTGACAGGCCAGCTTACTGGCTCCCGTGCCGACATAATCATTGCTGATGACGTAGAAGTACCCAACAACTCCATGACGCAAATGATGCGTGAAAAGCTCAGCGAAGCAGTCAAGGAGTTTGACGCTATCCTAAAGCCAGACGGTAAGGTTGTGTACCTTGGAACCCCTCAGAACGAGATGTCCCTGTACAACACCCTACTAGAACGTGGCTATTCGATGCGTGTATGGCCTGCAAGGTATCCTACCGTAGAAGGCTCTCAGAAGGCCTACAGTGGACGTTTAGCTCCAAGCCTATGGGAGACACTAGAGAAGGACGGAGAGGCCGTCAGCGGGACTCCTACGGACTCTAAACGCTTTTCTGATGAAGACCTGATAGAAAGAGAGCTTAGTTATGGCAGGAGCGGCTTCGCTTTACAGTTTATGCTTGATACTAGCATGTCTGATGCTGATAGGTATCCTCTCAAAATAGCAGACCTGATTGTCTACCCCTGTGATATTGACACAGCACCAGAGAAACTGGTCTGGGGCATCTTCAAGCCTATTGATAGCGTCCCCAACGTGGCTTTGTCTGGTGACCGTTTCTACGCCCCAGAGGACACCATAGGGCGTTCTAGGTACACAGGTAGTGTTCTTGCCATTGACCCCTCTGGTAGAGGCTCTGACGAGACAGCATACGCTGTTGTGAAGATGCTCAATGGTTTCCTGCACGTTGCAGCTGCAGGAGGCATTGCTGGGGGCTACAGTGATGACACCTTGAAGACCATAGCTAACCTGGCGAAAGACCATAAGGTTAACGCTGTGCTGATTGAGAGTAACTTTGGTGACGGCATGTTCACTGAGCTACTCAAGCCTCACATGACCAAGATTTATCCTGTGTCTATGGAGGAGGTACGCCACAGCAAGCAGAAGGAAGCTAGGATTATTGACACTCTGGAGCCTGTAATGAACCAGCATAGGCTCGTTATAGACCCCACGGTGTTACAGAAAGACTACGATAGCGTACAGCACCTGCCCCCTGAGAAGGCTATGAGGTACATGCTGACGTACCAAATGACCCGCATTACCCGACAACGAGGAGCTTTGGCACATGATGACAGACTCGACGTTCTTGCTATGGCAGTGCAGTACTGGGTGGAGCAAATGGCTGCTGATGCAGATACAGAAATCAGAGTCAAAAAAGCAGAGCTACTGGATAATGAGCTAGACAAGTTCATGTCCCATGTAAACACCAGCAATCACAGGCCTAAAGCCAGTTCTTGGTTCTAACCTTCACCTATAGCTATAGGGGGGTTAAACATACATACATAGAGATTAAAGATATGGAAGTAATATGGATACTATTACTGACTGTCTGTTCCAGTTCCCACTGTGCAACACAGACAGTACAGTGGTTCGATGAGAAACCTAAGTGCATTGAGATGAAACTGATACATGAAGAGCTACCAAAGGATGGAGCTTGGAAGAGTATAGAGTACACCTGCACTGTTAAAGGTGGAATACAAGTATAACACAGGGGGTCTAGGGGTTGTTAGGTTTATTTCCTACCTACCTCCCCTACCCCATTCTAAGGACAGTTATGAAAGATACTATTATTGAAGCGGTGCAAAAGTACGCTGAGGGTATGATTGCAGTGCATAAGACTAATGTAGACGTGTACCTCCACAATCCTGCAGGTATCGGAGAACACTCTGATGTCACTGAGGCTGTGATTGAGGAGATGAAGAAGATTGCAGAGTACGATGACGTTCTTGAGGTTACCAAGAAGTACTGGTCTTAATTTAGGAACAAAAATCTGAGGGGGTATATACGCAGGTACCAGGCCAATCGCCCCCGTTGCATTTAGTCTACCGCCCGCCGGCACGCTGAAAACGCAATAAAGGCCACGCCGGCAGGCCACCGATTGCTTTATATATAGGCTCTTGTTGGGGTTGCATCGGTTATTAAATCCGATTGCATGGCATGGCGTGGGGTTCCTTGGTGTTTTCTTTTGGCTTGTCTGTTTGTTTGTATCTATTTTTTTTAATTATCTACACTCATGTATCTTTTACGCTTGACGGCATTATTACGTTGTGCTTAAATCTAATCATCAAGACGACGCACTACCACGGTAGACAACCCTTGATAACTAGGTGATAACTTATAAACGCTGTAACGCAACATTAAGCACCACGAATAAAAGAATACGCCTACCGAATAAAAGAATTGACTATCAGAATTAACTACACTAATGTAATAAATATCGAAGGCGCAAGAAGTAAGAACCCTTGTGAATGTCAGACCCTTAACAGTCGAAAGGCTACGGTCAACCAAGGTTCGGTAACAGGCGCAAGCCTAGTCACCACTTGTCTATTGATACGGCAAGCAAGCTATCCGATAGCAAGGACAAGCTTTTATGACGTTGGCAATATCGTTGTCAGTCGGGGCGCAAGCGCATAATGGTTTAGCTAGCGACACAACCAGCCTCAGTTTACCCTAGTCCTAACGCTGGCGCTGACGGTTCCGGTCTTGATGATGGTAGTATCGGGCTGGGGGGTTGCAGCCTCATTCTGTCTACCATTGTCAGTTGTAGGTACACCTGGACTCCATACGCTATAGTTCTCCCTCAATCTTCTAGGTGTATCTACACCTGCCAATGATGGTCAGGGTGAAAGCTTAGGAGGCTAAAGCTATGTCAAAAGTAATTCGTAATCCTATTGGATGGTCTAACCTTTACGTTAAGCGTACTACTTCACGCTATGGCGCGATTGGTTCATTCACTAATAACGTGGGTTATCTCAAAGTATCGCGTGACGGTTCATCCGGCCGCTGGGTCACTCGCAATGTGTAGCGCCGGCGAGTACTTTCTTTACATGACGTTTGGTTTGTGTTGCATGATGGTTGCCTTTATGGGGTTCATCAATGGTGTTGCGCTGATTTATCCGCTCATGTGTTCGGTGTTCGGTCTTATCTGTTTTTGGTTACCGTTCATCATCTCCACAATAAATGAATAGTGTCATCAACTGACGGCAGGTTGTCTATACTTGCCGTCTATTGACTACACTATCGTATTATTTGCACTGGAGGTTTATTATGTCTAAGGTTAATGGATTGAGGCTGTTGGGTGTTGGTACTAATGCCAAGACTGTCAAGGGTGACGGTTCAGAGTACTTGACCGCCATCATGTACCTTGCACCTGCTGACCAAGTCGAGGGCATCAACATGTGTCCTATGGCTGTCTTAGCAGGTTGCAAGGCTGGTTGTCTCAATACTGCCGGCCGTGGACAAATGAACAGTGTTCAGCAGGCGAGAGTACGCAAGACTATTTTGTGGCGTGATAACCGTGAAATGTTCCTTGTTCAACTCAAGGCTGACCTTGACCGTTTTAGTGCCTATTGTTTACGCAAGGGCATCAAGCCATGTGTCAGGCTCAATGGTACGTCTGACGTGCCGTGGGAAAACTATATCGACATGGAGAACGATTATCCTGAGATACAGTTCTATGACTATACCAAGACATCTAACAGACTAGACAAGAAGCTACCTAGTAACTACAGCATTACGCTGTCTTACTCAGAAGCTTCTGACAGGTACGCAGATATAACAAGGC